CCATGTGCGGGTAGGCCATGGCGCTCACGCCAAATTTGGTGCCCACCAGCTCGCCAACGCCAATCTTGCCGCTGGCCCAGTTGCCGCGGTCGTTTGGGTCCAGGCTCAGCCCGCCTTCATGCCCGATCAGTCGCTCAAACGTGTGGTCGAAATTCATGTCGCTCTCCGTCACATCAACCCTGCTTTCTTGAGCAGGTACATGCCCACCAGGCCCGCGCACACCAGCAGCACGCGCTCGGCCATGGAGGCGGCCTTGCTCTGCTCCACGTCGCCCTTCTCAAGCTCAAAGACCCGCCCCTCGAGCGAAGTGACGCGCGCATCGACCTTCCCGACCGCGTTAAACGCGCGCTCGAGCGCAGCGGCCGCTTGCGCCTGGCGCTCTTCGACGAGCGCGATCTGCGTGAGCGCGGTCGCCAGATCGCGCATGGCGGTCTTCAGGTCGCCCACGTCGCCGCGCAACTCATCGAGTCGCGCCTCCAGTCGTGCAGTCAGGGTGATGTGGTCGCGGTGCAGCTTGTCGGCAGCGGGCGCTGTGCTCATGGGGGTCGTCCTGTTCATGGGCGTAAAAATGCCGCCTCAAGGGGCGGCGTCGTTGCGGTACTGGCGCGGCATGTGGCGCCGTAAAAGCTCAGATAGGTGGGCGCTCTCGCAGTGATGCGGGTCCCAGAAGAACAGGGCGTCGATCACCCGTCGCGGCCAGTGCCGGCCACGGTCGCGCGACAAGCGGTAGGCGCGGGCGCTCAGGGTTTCGTCGGCGTAGCCCGCAAGCAGGGCGTTGGCGAGCTGGTCGAGGGCGATCAGGATTTGCTTCATGGCGCGCGCCCTTACAGCCCGAGCTTCGCACGCTCCGCCCGACCCCACTGGCGCACCGACTCGATATGCGCGCCGTAGGCCAGGAGCCGCTCCTTTTCGCCGGACTCGAACTGATAGACGCCCAGCGCTGCGCCACCGCCGATGCGCGCGAAGTACATCTCGTCCTCTGCGGCGTAGCGGGCGCGGATCTGGTCCTGCATGCGCTCGGTGATGAGCTGGCAGTGCGGGCTGGCGGCTTTGATCGCCTCGCGCAGCTCGGGCGTCAGAGTGGCGGGGGTCACGGTGTCCGCGATCTGGGCAGGCTGCTCGGGCAGCGTCACGGCATCGGGCACAGCAACATAGGTCACGCCATCCAAGGTGCAAAGTTCAGTGCAGCGAATGTCTTCACCACCTTCGGGGTCAGGCGCATTGTCCGGCACATCGAGCGTGATGACGGTATGCGCGGTGTAGTGCTTGCGGTAGCCGACGATAGAGGTCATGGTTTGTATCCTTCGTGTAGGTCATCATGTGTGAGAACGAATGCGTTTTGCAGGCATGTCCGAGGCGCGATACCGCCGACTCAATGCGACCCCTTTGAACGTCGCGACGAAAATCCCGCAGGCAGCTTTTGCGGATAAAGCGCGCGGCGCGCCAGGTGCGAAACCCCACGAAGTTCGCACCGCGCCCGATGGGCTGCAGCCGGTAGTGGCTGATCTCCAAGCGCAGGCTGCCCAGGTGCTCGGCGATCGCTTGCAGCGTCGCCTCGCCATGCGCGCGGTCATCGACGATCATGATGGCGTCGTCCATGTAGCGGCCGTAGTCGCGCAGGCCCAGGTCGCGCTTGCAGAGATGGTCGAGGCTGTTGAGGGTGACGTTTGCGGCTACCTGGGAGAGCAGATTCCCAATCGGCACGCCTTCGGGCTCCGGGCGCTGCGCAAACATCATGATCAACGCGACAAAGCGCGCGTCCTTGATCCACCGCGTATAGCGCGCCTGCAGCACCGTTCGGTCGATTCGATAGAAGAACTTGCGCACATCAACGTGCAGCAGCCACGCATCGGGCGCAGCCTGCCTCATTGCGTCCTGCAGCCAGTCGGCCGCTTGGTGCGTGCCGCGACCAGTGCGGCACGCAAACGAGGTGGCAATGAACTTGCGCTCAACGATCGGGGTGAGCACGGCATAGACGGCGTGCTGAACCACAAGGTCGCGAAACGCGGGCGCCTCAATCATGCGCGGCTTGGCGCGATCGCGAATGACGAAGCGCTTGCATGGCGCCGGTCGATAGGTGCCGTCCTGTAGCGTCCGAGCAAGCCGGAACATGTTGCGCCCAAGTCGGCGCGTAAAATCGTGAAAGCCGTAGGTGTGCCGCTTTTCCTGCTGCGCCGCCCGCCATGCAGCCATCAGCGCCTCGGGCGTGCAAATCTGCGCGCACAAGCCACCCACGCGCTTCATTGGTCAATCTCCGGTGCGCGGACTTTCGGGGAGCACGCCCCTACCAGAACGCACCCAGCCCGCCCATTTCGCCTCAAGGCGCGACAGCGTCTCCCTCTTTGCCAAATAGCGTGCGCTACGTGTGGCACAAGCAAAGGGTCGGAGGCAAGCCCGACGTTATCGTTCGAGTTGCCGCGCGTGTTGTTGAAGTTACGCGCACCCGGCCCGGCGTTCGACGCGTTGTTCCAGTTGCCGAACGCAATCGGGCACAGCATGTTAAGACGCTGCCGCATCACGCCACCTCCGTTGCAGGCACGGCCTGCTCGGGCGGCGACGGGAATTCTTTGTTGATCCAGCCGCCGATGATGGCGCCGATCTCATCCCACATTGCAGACAGGTAGAGGTACTTCCGGTCCGCTTCGAGTTGATCGTTTTCGATCCTGCCTTTGACTGCGCCGAACAGGCCCAGCTCGAAGGCGAGCCATAGCAGCATGCGAACCTGCTCGTGGCGGATGTCGAGGTTGCCCAGGGTCGTCTTTTTGTGCCAGCGCTTTTGCGCCTCCACGACGAGGTTATAGACGTCCACATACCCGCGCCGCAGCTCCTGCGTCAGTGCGTACTTATGGCAGGCCGGGAAGTGCTGTAGGCGCACCTCCAGCGCTACTCCAAAAAGCACGAGCTTTCGGTGCAGCTTCGATTCGGCATGGCGCGGTTTTTGTGTGGTCATGGGGGTGTGCCGGGCTATCGCCCGGCCCTTTCGCAATTACCGATACGAGGCGGAGGCAAGCCCGACGTAAACGTACGAGTAGCCGCGCGCGCTGTAGCAGCTACGCGCACCCGGCCCGGCGTCCGACGCGTGGTACCAGTTGCCGAACGCACTCGGGCACAGCTCATTCGGGCGGTAGTCCCACAGCCCATCCTGGCCGAACAGGTTCGTGCCGCCGACGCCTGTGGCCAGCGGGATACCTGCGCACGCGGCGGCCCACTCAAGCCCGGACACGGATTCAGAAAAGGTTTGCGTGGCGGCGCCAATTTTTTTTGCCGTACTGGAGGCGGTGAGCGCACCAAACGTCGCCCCCAGCGTGTCATACAGTGCCGTGATGCCGTTGGCGCCCCACAGGTCGGTGCCCATCGTATTGCCAGCCGTCACCTGCTCCATGTCGACTGCGGTCTTCAGGATGAAGTAGGTCGATCCGTTCGAAGTGATGCCTGGCGCGATTTGCCACATCGGCCCGTTGATGTCGGTCACGCCACAGGCTTGGCCGTTGTGCGTGGTTTTGGCGAACTGGTTGCCCGAACCGGCTTTGCTGCAGTTGCTGTAACCGTCCGAAACAAAGCGCAGCGTGGCGTCGTTGGTATCCCCCAGTGCGTTGTTGTTGCATCCCTTGGGGAAGTTGTTGACGCCGGCCGGATCGTGCCAGGCGCACAGCGGGCCGCCCGCCTGCCCTGCAGCGCGCGCGAGCCGGTTGAGTGCGTCGGCCATGAAAATCGTGGCCGGGAAGAACTGCGCTCCGCGGGTGCGCGCAGCAGCCAGCGCGCCACCGTAGATGTTGGCGGGCGAGCCGTTCAGTGCGCTGAAAGGGTTGTGGGCACTATTGCTTGAGAGTGGATTGCCGAGCTTGATCGAGCTCGCCACGCCGCCGTTGTTCGAGCACACGTATTTGTCGCGCCAGAACCCAGGCTGCACGGCGCCCGCGTTGTAGAACGCCCGGTGCAGTGCGTAGCCTGCGGCATTGGCCGCTTCCACGTCGGCGAACGCGCCAAAGCGCTCGATGTGGATCTGATTGACCGCGAGGCCGTTAGCGCCGGTACCTTCCTTGTAGTAGAAAGCCGGAATCCAGACCTGCACTGAACCATCAGGCAGCAGGTAGTTGCCGAAGTTGTCCGACATCGGGTCGGTGTAGCCCGTCATGCCGATGCGCCCATTGATGCGATCGGCTGGCGCGAGACCGACACCAAAGCCCGGAGCGCCTGCGCGGCCGATGTCGTTGATCTTCAGTGCGACAGGCGCGACCCCTAGCGCCGCATGCTCGATCAAGTGCTGTGCGAGATTCATGGCTGCGCCTCCCATGCACTGACGGCGGTGAGCTTGCCCGCGGTCCAGGTCATCGACTGGCGGTAGGTGGTGCCGTCGTGAGTGACTTCGACATGGGCGAGCGCGCCGTCAGGGTTGTAGGCGAGGGTCTGCGCGAGGCTGGCGAGCGGAAGAGGGGTGCCATTTTCCGCAAGGGCTGCACCCGAGGCCGATACAGGCAGTGGATTCAGTGCAGAGACAGGATCGTGGTTGTGCCACAGTTCAACGGATGCGCTCATGGCCTCTCCTTTACGCCGTCTTCAGTTGCGCCATGACCTGCGCGCGCTGCTTTTCCACGCCCGCGCGGCGATCCAGCACCAGGTTGTGTTGAGCGGCCAAGCGCGCCAGGTCGGCCTTGTCCATCACCGCCACCGCCTGCAGCGGCACGGCATCGAGCGCTTCGTCGGTCTCGTCGCGCTGGCGCGTAGGGGCGGCCTGTTCGATTTCGGGCTCACCGTCGTCGGTCACGTCGTCATCTGCGCGCGCCCACGTATCCGGGTAGCGCAGCAGCACCGCAGCGGCCGCGACCGGGACCGGCAGCGTTTCGCCTTGGCGCCACACCAGGCCGGTGCCGGCGACCGAATCTTCGCGCTGGGCCTTCTTGCCCACGTAGGTGATGTTCATCCGTTGCGCCATGTGCGCACCTCCAGAAAAGACAGCGGCGAGCTCGAAGGCCCGCCGCTTGGGGTTGAGACGCCTCGCGCTGCGCTTACTTCGCGCCGAGCGAGCGACCTTGGCCGATGGTGGTCACACTGCCCGCGGCAAACGTACCCGGGGCGGTGGTGACGGTGGCCACGATCCAGGTGTCTTTCTGGAACGTGATCGGCGCGAAGTTGAAGCGGGTTGCGCCGGCAGCCTGGGCGAACGCGCCAGCAGCGGCGAAGTAGTCATCATCGGCATCCGCGCCATCGACCGAGGCATAGCCCACCTTGGCCGCAAACGCGGTGCCGGTGTCCATGTCGGTGTTGCGGATTTCCAGCGTCTGCAGGCGCGTGCCGGCGGGCACAAACAGCAGCTCGAGGACGTCAGCGGCGGACGGTGCGGCCGACAGGGTGAGGGTTTCGTCCGCCGAGACGCCATCGCCTGCGCCCATCGCGCGCATGGCATTGGGGCCTTTGGAGAGCCCACGGGAGTAGATTCGAGCCATCTGGCTTTCTCCTTGAATCGTGAAGGGTGTAAGCCGAGCCGGCGTGGCGCCGACCCGGTGTCAGGCGGTGCGCCTTAGAGCTTGACCACCACGTCGACCACGATGATGCCGTGGTCGGTGAGCTCTTCCAGGCCGGTGCCGTCCTTGTACTTGAAGCGCAGCTTGCCCAGCGCCGAGCACGTGTCGCCGGCCATCTCGACCGAGCGCTTGAAGTTGCGCGGATTCTGGAGCAGGCGGAACGGCAGTTCGCCGCCCTCGTCGCGCCCGTAGATGTGCGCCAGCGCCTGGCCGCCGAGGATGATGCAGCGCTCGACCGCGTAGCCCGCGGGGAGCGAGCCATTGACCGTCACGTTGGTCTCGGTGCCGGTGTAGCGGTTGGCGGCCTCGATCGCCTTGACGGTCTCGGACGGCAGGAAGCGGATAGCCTCGCTGATCTTCTTGACCAGGATGCCGTTCCACATGCCCACATCACCACGGAACAGCGGGTGGCGATTGCTGGCGATCTCGCGCTGCGCCGCGTTGGCCTGCCACGAGCGGATGCCTGAGGCCTCGACCAGCAGCGAGTTGTACGCGCGACCCGAGCACAGCATGACCCACATCGGATCGTCTTCGGCGGTCACGTCGCCCGGGATCTGCACCGGCGGCAGCGTGTAGGGGCTGTCGTCGATGATGGTGCGGATCTGATCGAGGTGGGTGAGCTTCAGGGCATCGGCCGAATCCACCGAGCCGAGCTGCTGTCCGCCCTTCACCAGGTAGTTGCCATCCACGACGTAGTGGCGGTTGTAGGTCGGCGCGCGCAGCGGGTTGACCAGGATCGGCGACAGGCGGCCGGCGTCGGTCGGCAGGATCCAGCGGCGGTCATACTGCGAACCGCGCGCACCCGCCAT